CCGGCTTTAACTTGGGCTACTTATGAGCCTACGGTTCAATGGATCGACGCAGAAAACACCGGTTTAGGAGAGATAGATCGCCCAGGAAATTACACTTTAATAGCTCGAGGATCTTCGGCCATAGACGTTTATACTTTAGCTTCTAATATAGCTTTAAGCGGTTTAGGTATCCTTTACGAAAATTCACTCGGCCAGATTAGCTACGACGATTCAACTCACCGAACTACTTACTTATCCGTCAACGGTTACACGGATTTAAGCGCGGCCGAAGCTAGAGCGGCCGGTCTAATGATTACGACTAGATCCGGCGACGTTAGAAATTTTATTACTATTAAATACGGAACCAACGCTAATCAGAGTTACGAAGCCGAAGACTTAACTTCTATAGCTCTTTACGGAAAACTTGGGCAAGTATTTAACACTTTTTTAAAACACACCGCCGACGCGGAAGACCAAGCGGCCTTTTATTTAGCTCTTAGAGCTTATCCCCAACCGGTCTTTAATTCGATTACTTACGATCTAACTAATAACTTAGTAGATAACGCGGATAGAGATTCGCTTATAAATGTCTTTATGGGTTTACCGGTAAATATTACCGATCTACCTTTAAATATGAATTCTGGAACCTTTCAAGGGTTCGTAGAAGGCTGGACTTTCCAAGCTAGCTATAACCAAGTCGGAATAACTCTATTCGTCTCTCCCTTAGCCTTTAGCCTTCAAGCTATGAACTGGCAGAGTGTTCCGGCGGTAGAGACGTGGAATAGTGTAAGCAATACGTTAGACTGGATAAATGCGACAATAGTCGCTTAAGGAGAAATGGATAAATGAGCAACCCTACAAGCAATTTCGGCTGGCAAATGCCAGAGCCTACCGATTTAGTAACGGATCTTCCGGCAGATTTTGAAGTCTTCGGCCAAGCCGTCGACACCGATTTTGCCGATTTAAATGGCGGAACTACTGGCCAACTTTTAAGTAAAACTTCCGCAACCGATTTAGACTTTACTTGGGTAACGCCTAACGCTGGAGATATAACCGGAGTAACAGCCGGAACAGGAATTAGCGGCGGTGGAACTTCCGGCGACGTAACGGTAACTAACTCTATGGCTACAGCTTTTACGACTTCCGGAGATTTAATTCAAGCTACAGGAAGCGGAACTTTCGCTAGATTAGGAACCGGAACTAATGGACAATATTTAACAACAAATGGAACGACAAATTCATGGGGATCAATTTCCGCAGGTGGCATGACCGTTTTAGCAAGCGGTTCAATAACAAACACTACTTTAAGTATAACCTCAATAGATCAAACATATACTAATTTATTTTTATATTTAAATATGACTTCCGGCGGAGCTGGTGCTTATGGCGTAGATATACGCTTAAACGCAAATTCGAATTCAATCTATAGCAATTGTAGACTTGCCTTAGTAAATGGTTCGGCGCCAGTAGCAGCCTCATCTTTAGAATCAGCTTTTAGGGTTCAAAGTGATTTTTTTGCTGCTGCGTCAAGTTTTCAATTAACAATGAATATTTATCAATATACAAATACCGATCCGAGAAAAATTGTCGATTATAATTCAATTGGATTAGATCAGAGTTATTCTGCGCCATTAGTAACAAATGCTACAGGGCAATTTGCCAACACTTCAGCAATTACATCAATTCAAACAGTAGGCTCACTTACAGGTTCTTACATACTTTACGGGGTGAAATAATGACTAAATCTAAATTACAAATAACTGAATTTAATTGTGAGTCTGGCGAGCAAATCGTTAGAGACGCAACGACCGAAGAAATTGCTCAAATGGAAATAGATTCCGCTAACGCTAAAGCAATTAAAGCCGAATCCGACGCTAAGGCGGCTCAACGCCAAGTTATATTAGATCGACTTGGATTAACTACCGAAGAAGCGGCTATATTACTTTCGTGAATAAAGACAAGGTAATCGAATTAGCTATGGAAGAAGTCGGTTATACGGAAGGCGTTAATAACTTAAATAAGTTCGCGCCTATAGCCGGCTTAGCTAATAATCTTCCTTGGTGTAATTCTTTTATAGCCGCTATCTTTATCCAAGCCGGATTAAAACAAGCTATCCCAATTACGGCGGCCGTAGCTTCTACGGAAGCTTGGGGTTTAAAATATGATCGTTTAGTAAAGCTAGAAGACGCTAAACGCGGAGATCTTATAATCATGGATTTTACTAACTCCGGTAAAGCTCAACACATAGGACTTGCTATAAACGCCTATAATCCAATTAAGAAAACGATTCACACCGTCGAAGGAAATACCGGCGAAAAGTCTCAAGCTAACGGAGACGGCGTAGCTTATAAGACTAGATCCGCTAAATTTATTAAATGCGTAGTTAGGCCGAAGTATCCTAAAATTCAAGTTTCGGGAGCAGAAATCGAGGCGAAAAAATGAAAAATATAAAACCTATGCTAGCTTCTTGGGGTCGATCTTTTTTAGCGGCTTCTCTAGCTTGCTACCTTGCCGGAGTTACTGATCCGGCGGCTCTTCTAAATGCTGGAGTGGCGGCAATTCTGCCGGTTCTCTTACGCTGGTTAAACCCTAGCGATCTAGCTTACGGAAGAACTTCCGGTAAATAATGGAATTAACCGAGTGGATAGCCTTAGGCGGATTAGCAATAGTCTTCTTAGGAGCTATCTATTCGGCCGTCCGGTTCTTAGTAAAATCCATTATGAGCGAACTTTTACCCAACTCAGGAAAAAGCCTTAGAGACGAATTAAGGGTAGTTTCAACCAGAGTAGACCAGATCTACCTATTACTCGCCGAGAAAGACTAAAAACGGCCTTCTAGCCTTTATTTAGAGATTATCTTATTAGCGTGTCGTTAACCGCGTCCTTGACTTGTCGGCTCCCGTGTTTACACTTATAACGAAAAGTAAAAACTCAGCTGGGTTTTTATAATCGCACTTAAGAGATCGGGAGCAACAAATGGAACTACTACCTACCGCCTTTATAGGCGTTACTTGCTTACTTCTAGGCGTAATAGCCGGAAGTAGATACGGTTATAAGCGTGGAGCTTTAATAGGCTCAAGGCGCGGCTTTAAACGTGGAATAGACGTAAGCCGAGCTAATCGCTAATGGCCGGCTTTAACTTGGCGGATTACGAGACCGCTAATTCGACTATAAAAAGATACTGGACGGAATTCCCCACCGGACGAATAAATCCGGTAATCGAAGATATGGATCTACTTAAAGGCTTTATCTTTATTAGGACGGAAATCTATAAAGATTACGCGGAGCCTTATCCAACCGTGGTCGATTACGCCTACGGAAATGTAGCCTTCTATCCGGAAAATATGAAGAAATGGTTCGTAGAAGATACGGTTACTAGCTCTATTTCTAGGGCTATAAAGCTTTTAACTCCAAGCGACGCGCGGCCAAGCTTGGAGGATATGAAGCGAGTAGATCACTTCGCCGAAGTTCCTTTTCCTAAGAAGCTAGCCGAAGAGACACCTAAAGCCGAATTTACTACTTTAGGCGAAGCGGTAGATCAGCTTGGCGAACAGATAATCGAAGGAACTCAGAGCTCTAACTCTCCACAATGTAGCCACGGTTATATGTTGCGTAAGGAAGGGATTAACTCTAAAACGGATAAACCCTTTAAAGGCTTCGTATGCTCTTCTAAGGATCGAAATTTCCAATGTAAGCCAATATGGGAGCCGGTGAAATAATGGGATACGTAGAAGCTATCGGAGCCGAACACTTGGACACGTGCGACTTATGTTTTAAGCAACGGCCAAGAATCGAAGGTAAAGCAATTAGATCAAGTAGTGAAGAAATAATTTGGCTATGTAAAGAGTGTTCTAATGGTTAGAGCTACTATAACCGTAGAAGAAGAATTTACAGCTCTAGCCGTGGCTTATAGCCGAGCGGTCGTATTGGATAACCCTATGGCCGGAGCTTATCAAAAGCTTAGTTTAGCTAAATCTATAGCTAGAGACGCCGAAGCTATAGGGGCGGAAATGGTAGTCGCTAGGTTCCTAGGAGATACTAACTTCAAGGCTACTTTAAACACCTTTAAAAACGAAGCCGACTGTTTAGGCATAATTGAGGTTAAACACACTAATTACAGAGACGGCCACTTAATAATAAAACGGAGTGATCGTAATTCAGACCTAGCCGTCTTAGTTACTGGTAATTCACCTAACTATGAAATTATGGGGTGGTATCCGGTGGGATCAGCTAAAGCTAAAAGGTTCCAGAGTAGCGACGGTTCATGGTGGGTTAGCCAATTAAACCTAGAGCCTATGGAGAGCTTAAGGAGCCGGATCTTATGCGAAGAGTAGAACACTATTGTCGGTCAAAATCGTGTCGCAAGGTTACGATACAATTAGTTAGGATCGTAACGGATCAGCTACCGTATGGCGTAGAAGTAATCGAGTGTTCTTACTGTTCTAATGCGAGTATCGCTCTTATCCAACCCGAAGAAATAAATAAATGAAATTCGCCTACGCAGATCCGCCATATTTTAATAATGCTAAAAGGCTTTATAACGATTTACACCCCGAAGCGGATAAATGGGATAATCAAGAAAGCCATTTAAATTTAATATCCAAGCTCTATTTAAATTATCCAGACGGTTTCGCTTTATCATGTAATCCGGTAGATCTATCTTGGATATTGGCTAAATATCCGGATTTAAGAGTCTGCGTCTGGACTAAAACTTATCACCAAATAAGGCCGACTACCGTTCAATATGGGTGGGAGCCAGTATTGCTCCATGGTGGAAGAAAAAATAATAAACGTAAACCCTACGTTAGAGACTGGTTAAGTTGCCGTATAGCTATGAATAAAGGTCTTACCGGTGCTAAACCCTTAGCTTTTAATAATTGGATTTTAGACTTATTAAATTACGAAGAAGGAGATTCGCTAGATGATCTATTTACCGGAACTAATGGCTTCTCAGAGACACGCGCGGGATCATGCTTAACTATTGTCTTCGCTTGACTAGGCGGATACGCTCCACACTCTCGACGAGAGCCGCCTTAGCGGATAGCTCGCGGCGAGTCTCCCTAACGGCCGTTCTATTGTTAAGCGTAGCTTTAACCGATATTAGTTACGGGTTAGAGTCAAAAGATTATAAAGCTAAGAATAGTTATTTATTATTTGCTCATAATCAGGTAACAGACTATAAAGAGTTTAAGTGTTTAGTTAAGGCGTGGGATATTGAAAGTAAGTGGAACCCTAAAGCCGTAGGTAATAAGAGCGGTAAACAGAGAGTCTATGGGATACCGCAATTAAAAAACGAAAAGGTAAAGAACTTAGATCCTTTTACTCAAATATTATGGGGATTAAAATATATAGATCATAGATATAAAGGTTCTCCATGCTTACTTTTAGAACACTTACTTAAGTATGGTTATAGTTAAGATTATGAGTAATAAAATAAATGGAAAGAAGTGGCGAGAGTTAAGGGAAGAAGTCTTTCGCCATTACGG